TCTCACAGGCTCGGGCACCGCGACCATGCTTACTTCTCCCAGGGCTTCTTGTTGGGGCTCGTAGCCGCCGGGGCAGGCTTGGCCGCAACACGCGGGGCGGATGAGGCGGCAGAGTAGCCCATCACCCGGTTGCGTGTGTTGTCCTTGCGGTCGATGTCCAGCGTCAGAATAAACGGAATCTCAAGCAGTTGATCCGTGTCCTTAAGCGGCAGTTGGTTCAGCGCGGTCGCCATCCCAAATCTTGCGACCGGAAAACTCGCCGTCCATGATCTCGATGGTGAGTTCGATATACTCCCCATTGCCCGCCTTGGTGGCCTTCAGTTCGGTGGAGGTCACGCAGGCGGTATAGTCGCCGGGGGGGAGCGGCTCCCAGCTAGAGCGGATAGGCTGGGCTTCATACTCGGTAACGTCAAAGTCGATTGTGGGCATGGTTCTGGTTCCTTAGTTGATTGCGGCTTCAAATTCATCCCAGGCCATAGGGATATGGTCGGGAAGGCTATAGCGGTTCTTCGCCATGTAGGCGGGGCGCTCGTTCGTGTAGAGCAACCGTTCGCCGGTCGAAATCCCGCGATTGCTGGTTTTGTTGAACCCAACGTCGTCCTTCTTGACGAGGGTCTTGTAGTTGCCGAACAGCACCGCGTCGGCCCACTCACGCAGGATGGCGCTGGACCTGTCCTGTAGCTTGGGCTGATAGCGGTCGTAGGGCTCCACCTCAGGGCTGTCGAAACGCTTGATCGTCGTGTGAGCGATCAGGATGACGGCCATCTTGCGGTCGTTACGCAGGGCGTCCAGACCGTCAAGGATTTCGCGCCACTTGTTCGCGGCGATGACCGCGCCCTTGCCATAGGCAAGGTCTTTGGCGTCATGGCTGGCCTCGACTTCCTGCCAAATCATGTTCTCCAGCCAGTCGGCTGAGTCCAGGACCACGGTGCGGAAGTCGTGCTTTTCGCTGTAGAGGGTTCCGATGGCCTCCATGACATCGCTGGAGGACCGGGCAAGCGGGAAGTGATCCACCTTTAGCGAACCCAGGCCGTCCTCAGTCAGAATGAAAATCGGGTTGGGCGCACCGGCGGCAAAGGTGGTCTTGCCGATCCCCTCAACGCCATAGAGCATGACGCGGGGGGCGGCGATGGCTTCGGATTTGCGGATTGATTTCAGGTCAAAGGACATCGATAAAACCGTTCTTTGGTTCGGCAATTTTCCAAACGCGAGTCCCGTCAGCGTCAGTTCGCGTGATGCACCACCCAGGACCACCGATTTGGTGCGCCCTAAGCCTAGCGTTCTTTCCGGCCTTATTGGGGATATAAATGCTATCTCCCACCTCAGACCGAATAAGTTTGCGGATTGCTTCGCTAAGAATTCCTGTTTTCGCTTTGGGGATTTCAAATCCCTTTTCAATCTTGATTTCCATTTCAGTTAACTTCCTCAATGTTGATCCCGGTTTTGGCAGGCTTGACGGTCAGGTGTTGGGCGATCTGGCGGTAGAGGTCAGGGCGCATTTCGCGGATTTTTCGGATTTGGGGCTCGTTCAGCTTGGGCTCGTATTTGATGACTTGGAACTGGTCGGGCCATTGTTCGGTGAGTTCGTGCAGGGGCTCGAATTCGGCTTTGTAGGTCAGCTTTCCGATGACGGTGAGTTTGTGGTTCGGGAGGGTATGGGTTTCGCGGCCTTCGTCCTTGGCTCCGGTTATGGCGATGATTTCGGCTTCGATTGCGACGCGGGTTGCATTGGCTTCGGCTTCAGCGGCTTTGGCTTTCACCCAAGCGTCGGCAAGCGACGCCAGGGCGGTTTCTTCGTTGGTCATTGGGTTCTCCTTCCAATGCCGATGACCCTACGCCGGAACCGAAACCGATGGCAAGAGGTTTTTTTGCACAAATCGCACTTGCAGAAAATGCCAGCCTAAGCCTAGTGTGGGGCACAAGGAGATTTTCCAATGAATTCTATCAGAGGGCGCGAACAGCCCGCTTACGATGTCGTCACCATGCTTGGAGGCGTCACCAAGGCCGCGACGATCTGCGGAACCTATCCGTCTACCGTCTCGCGGTGGTTGCAACCTACAAGTAAAAAGGGCTCTGGCGGTAAGATTCCGCTGAAGTATTGGCAACCCATCCTAGATTACGCCAAGCAACACAACATCAAGATTGGTCTTGAAACGCTGTTCAAGGGCTGACCCGTGGACAACAGCGAATTCTTGGAACATGTCTATGGCGATCTAGGCGACGGCTACGGCTGGACGACTAGCTTTCGCGCCGATCCGAATGCCGCCGATGTCACGATGTGGGGCGGCAAGGCTTGGCGGGCGACGGAAGCCCAAAAGCGGCTTATCAACAGCCGGTCTGAGGACAACAATTTCTTCTGTGTGTCCGCCATGAAGGGCAAGGAGATTGCCCGACGTAAAGCCCACTTTGACAGGCTGTGCGTCCTTGTTGCCGACGATGCCGACATGACCGGGCTAGGGGCGCACCCTACCTACGTCATTGAGACATCGCCCGGCAAATACCAGATTGGCTGTCTGATTGACGCGGACGATCCCGATGCCCGCAACCCGGCGCTCATAGACCGAATCATGCAGGCAATGGCCTTGGACGGGCTCGTTAAGGCCGATTCGTCGGGCAACAACCTGATCCGATATGTTCGCCTGCCCCAAGGCGCGAACACCAAGAAGCGGCCTAGCGGTGCCTTTGCGGCGCAACTGCTGCAATTCGACCCGGCGCGGGTCTATAGCCTAGACGACGCCTGCATGGTGTTCGGGATCAACTTGGACCTTTTGCGTTCGGACACGGTGGTCCCGCTTCGGCGTGAGTTGAAGCCCCGGTCAAATGCCGCACAACTTGTCGAGGCCCTGGTTACGCCAAATCTGGATGACCGTAGCTATCATGACCCGCTGCTGAAGTTGACCGCTAGGCTCACTAGCGAGGGCGTCAAGGCCGATACTGCGGTGGAGGTTGTCACCGGGCTTATGCAGGCCGGGAAGCCCGCTGAAGGCCCTGAATTGCGGCGCTGGGAAGCGCGGGTGCAGGAAATCCCTCGGCTGGTGCATGGCGCTCAGAAGTTCGCGCCTGAGGCCAAGCCTGCGATTGATTCGGTCGGTCTGATCCGCACACTTGATGAGGTCGGCAGGGAGTTTGAAGATATTGACTGGATCGTTGACGATCTGATCCCAGAGCAAGCCGTGGGCATGATCTTTGGGGCGTCGGGAACGTTCAAATCGTTCATCGCCATCGACCTATGCTGCCATATGGCAAACGGGATGGAATTTATCGGCAAGGAAACCCGGCAAGCCCCGGTCCTGTATCTGGCCTCCGAAGGCGGCGCGGGTATCTATCGACGTTTTCAGGCGTGGCATAAACACCACGGGCTTCCGCACTCCGCTGACGTGCACCTGGTCACAACGCCTTTGATCCTGACTGTCAAAGAGCAATTGACGGCGCTGGTAACGGCCATGCAGGCCATGCCGGTAAAGCCCGCGCTGGTGGTCATTGACACCCTGTCTCAGACGTTCTCAGGCGACGAAAATTCGTCCAACGATATCGCGTCCTACATCCGCGCGATCAACACGGACGTTCGCGCTCAATTCGGATGCTCGGTCATCATCATTCACCACACGGGCCACAATGCGTCCGACAGGCCGCGCGGATCGTCGGCCATGATGGCGAACCTCGATTTCTTGATTGGCGTGTTCAAGCCTGATCCTGAAGCCTCGACGGCGCGGGTCATGGTCGCCAAGCAGAAGGACGGCGACAAGCTGGACGACATGTATTTTACGATGGAGCGCATGGACCTGGGCGCGAACAAGAAGGGCAAGCCCGCGTCGTCGCTCGTGTCGGTCTATAACGATGCCCTGAGGGCGGCGGGCGGCAAAACGAGCAAATACGATATTGTCGTGATGAACCTGCTCGAAAGCGGCAAGATTGTGTCTGAGGAAGATATGCGAAACGCGATCAAGAATGAGGCGGATTGCAGCGCCGCCACCGCGAGGCAGGGCGTTAGGCGGTCACTCGTCAAGCTGGTCAACGCCGGGTATGTCCGCCGCGCTGGCCCTGACGCATGGAAAAAAGTCTAGGGTTTCCTCCATCGTCGGCTCCAGCTTGGGGCCGGGAAGGTTATGCAGCCAACGCCACATAAGACGGCGGCGGCTGTATTGGTCTTGCTTTGTCATCATTGACCCATAAAAAAGGCCCCCCCGCCCGGAGGAGAAACAGGCGAGGGGGCGGCGCGGAAATTTATCGCTTCTCGACGCGCGGAGGTCTTTTATACGCTTTCGAGTCCCCGCGCAATGCCATCGCTCGATCTATCTTTTTTTGATTGATAACTTTCCGCATAGAGCCGTCTTTGGCCCAAATCTTAATCGCCCGCTCTTTAGCGCCGACTTTGGTGCGCCTGCTATGTTCCTCGGGGTTGTCCTCAACCCACTTTTGCGCGGCCTTGATGCCGACGTCTGAGACATTTCGACGCAGGGCCACCAGGGCCTGATAATAAAGCCGGTCGCCCCGCAGCTTGCCCTTGCTTGACTTTCGGCCCTTGGCCCTGCCTTCCGCCATTTGCTCGGGCGTGAGCCTGTGCTGATTGGGCCGCTTGTCGCGGCGCGGCGGAAGGTATCCCCACTCAAACATTTTTCTTCTTCAAGCCCCGTCGATACATTCGCCCAAGAACCGCGCTACGGGTCTTGCCCAATTCCAGCGCGATCAGGCGGGCAGTATAATTATCCCGCCACATGACATAAAGCGTTTCGTCTTCCTCGCGGGTCCAGGATACCGGCCTGCCCATTAATTCATGCTCCCTTCTTATGCTGAAATCAACATAAAATGAGTTTATGTGATTTTCGACATAGGCAGTCCCCTCGCTGGCGGCGGCGGGGCTGGTGGTCGGTCAGCAACTGGATCAGGCCGCGTATGGCTGACCGGGCGGCGGGGCGGTGGTCAGTCATTGGTCGCCCTCCTTCAGCCACACAAACTCTTCTGGGTATCGCTCGTTCAGCCGGGTGAGCGTGTCGCTCATTTCGCACTGAAGACGGCCCGCGAGTTCTTGCATGGCCTCGTTTTCCGCCTCCAGTTCCTTGATGCGTTCGGCGGATGCGACGGCCCCGGCGCGGTAGCCTCGAACCTCGTCAATAAGGCGGTAGCCTCGAACCTCGTCAATAAGGCGTATATCTTCGGCCCCGCTCCGGTAGGTCTGAGCGAGTTGATGTTCATCGTTCTCTTCGCACCATTTCGCCATATTCTCCCTCGCCCACAGCAGGGCCTCGTCGGGTTTAGTCACTGGTCGGGCTCCTCGTGATCTGAGAGGTCTGTGCCTCCTACGAGTTTCGGGCCTGCTCGCTTGGGGCTCGCTCCAAGAACTTCCCCCGGTGGGTTTGTTGATGCCTCCCAGTCGCCAACCGCGAGCGGCACGTTTGCGAAGTCAAGCGGCGGCACAAGCGTTATGATGCCGGATGACGCCTTGTCAGTCATTGATCGGCCTCCTTCAGTCGGCGGAACGAATAGATGTCGGTTGTGGCTGTGGTAGTTGATCCACTCAGTCA